TCTGACATTATACATTGTCATTTTGTTAGTGCAGTTGATATTCACTGTATGTATGCTTGTAAGCATTTTTGCGAAACATATAATTCTACTCCAGAACGCTATGTAGATTTGTTACTTGCTCATTATGATAGAAAAGTACAATATCAACTCCGACAAATGTATGAATATCAAATTGACTATGTAGATAAATATCGAATGCCGTTGTATCACTTGTTAGATTTTGATTTGACGGTATTTGAACGTTTACCACATACTTATAATGAATTTAAGAAAACAAAGCTAAATTATATATTAAATAGTTATGGTTTAGACGATGTTTTTATACGAAAAAAGCTTTATAAATATAATGGATATTATGGACCTGAAGCGCATCAATTAAATCACGAAGTAGTTTATTCGCTACATCAAAATGATTCATCATTCTATCTTCATAACTTAGATTTGCATAAGAAGATACACGAAGATAGTTTAAAGGTAAAAAATAAAAACGATTTGTTGAATGTTTTAAAAATTAGTTAATTATGGGATTATTTAAATTACCAAGTCCACACCCAAATTTGAGCCGAAATGGTTATGACCTTTCGAGCCGTAAAGTTTTTAGTGCTCCAGCTGGTGCGCTGCTCCCTATTGGTGTATGGGAATGCAACCCTACCGAAAAGTTTAGTTTTAAGGTAGATGATTTCGTACGTACGCAACCACTTAATACTGCAGCTTTCGCACGTTGTAAAGAGTATTACCATTTCTTTTTTGTTCCTTATCGTGCTTTGTGGCAGCATTCGGATAAATTTTTTACTGGTGTCACAAATGGAGATAGAATGTTTGACCGTCCAAGCTTCTTAAATCAATTGAAAGGAGACGAAGGCAATTTTATTCCCTCTTCTATGCCATCGTTTTATTTGGACGAATTGCACCGTTTACTTGTGTCTAAAGATGCGGAATTGTCAAAAGAAGCAGTTGGTTTGACTCGTGCGCCTGGAATGCTTTTTAAAACTGGTGGTGTAGATTTTGCTGATAAAATTGAAAAGTCAAAAGTAGAATTTGGAAAGCTTAATTTAAGTGATAAGGATGCTTTAGGCTATTCTTATACTTATGGTGCATTTCGTTTGCTTCATATGCTTGGTTATGGAATAGACGATAAAGGAAGAGTTTTTTTTCCTGAAATATTTGATAAAGCACCCGCTGATTTGTCTTTGATGGAGAAAGCATTGACTTATTTTATACCTCATAACTTGGCTAATCCTTTTAGACTTCTTGGATATCAACGTATTTATAATGATTTTTATCGCAACCAGTTGTGGGAAAAGCCAGTGCCATATACGTTTAATGTTGATTGGTGTAACAGTAACGTTAAGCTTAATTTGTCAGCTGCTGAAATATATCAGTGTTGCCAATTGCGTTACAGACATTGGACAAAAGACTTCTATACAGGCGTATATCCTACTGCATCATATAATGAAGGTATTTTCAATCTGCCTAATTATACAAATAGCAACGCAAATATCAATAAGAGCAATGACGGTGTAAGCGCTGCATCTTCTGGTATAATATCAACAAGCGATATAAGAGCAATGTTTGCACTAGAAAAGATGTTAGAAAGAACGAGAGCAGCCAACGGTTTGGACTATAGTAACCAGATAGCAGCACATTATGGCTTTAAAGTTCCTGAAAGTCGTAGAGACGTAGCACAATTTATCGGTGGTGTTGATAATACTATTGTAATAAATGAAGTAATGAGTACTGCCAACAGTTCTATTGATGGCACTTCAAAAACTGGTAGCGTTGTAGGTCAAGTATTCGGTAAAGGTATCGGTACAATGTCAAGTGGTAGAATTGACTTTGAAGCTAAAGAGCACGGTATGATATTCTGCATTTACAGTATATCGCCACAAGTTGATTACGATGCACGCCAATTTGACCCGTTTAACCGTAAATTCAAGCGTGAAGATTACTTCCAACCAGAGTTTGAAAATTTAGGATATCAGCCATTAATTCAAAGTGACGTTTGTTTCGGTGGTAGTCCTGCGAAGCCATTAGAATTTGGTAACGATATCTTAGGTTATACGCCACGTTTTAGCGAGTATAAAACTTCAAGAGATATGTTATACAATGAATTTATGACTGGTGGTAGTTTGAATGCCTGGACGACACCACGTAATAACTATACTAAGAATAAGAAAGGTTTGACCGTCCCCGATTTGCTCATTGACCCCAACGTATTGTACCCTATTTTTGGCTTAAAATACAATGGAAAGTCAGATACGGACCAGTTCCTGGTTAATAGTTACTTTGATGTAAAAGCCGTGCGCCCAATGGCAGTTAATAACCAATCATTAGTATAGTATGAATATTCGTAACCAAATAATACAGCAGTCGCAAACTATTGATATAGCGACATTTAATGAGTATCCAAGTTATGTAAACGGTACACCGAATAGTGTAGTTACAGCAGATACAACAGTAATAGAACAGTTATGCCCTATTAATCCTGTTACAGGCTTTCGAGATAATGACCTCGTACGCTTATTCTCTGAAGATGTATCTAAGCAGGAAAAAGACTTAATATTGTCGAATTTATCGGTACATTTCGGTAAAGGAACTCCTAAAGATTTGTCAGATGAGGAGATAATGGCGTTTATACCGTCACGTTATGCAGGAGATGCCGTTGAAATCGCCAAATATAAAGCATTAGTTGATGAGTTGATAAAGGATTACGAAGATAGGAACAAGCCGATAGAACCTGTAGAGCCTACCGAGCCTACACCTACCGAGCCTACACCTACAAATAACCATCCATAATTTTGTATTTTTTCCCCCCTTTGTGGGGGATTTTGTTTCATTTAAAAAAGTATAGATATGTTACCAGCAATTGCAGCAGCTTTAATAGCTGGCGGTGCTTCAGTCGGAAGCAATATAATAGGTGGTATATTCAATAGGAATGCTCAACGTTCAGCCAATAATACAAATATGGCTATAGCACGTGAAACGAATGCCCAGAATTACCAAATATTTAGAGAGCAAAACGAATTCAACAAAGAGCAGTTAAATAACTATTTGCAGTATAACACACCAGCAGCACAACGAGCAAGGTTTGAAGATGCAGGAATTAACCCATATATGGCATTAGGTAGTATGCAGAATGGCAACGCACAAAGTGCCTTAACGAGTGCTAATTCTGCACCTATGCAAGCTGCGCAGGTGCAGCCTGAAAATGGAATGGCGAATGGAATACAAGGTGCATTACTCAACGCTGCTACTGTAATGAGTGCTGTTAGTGATGCCAGGTTAAAGAATGCAGAAGCAGACAAACGTAACTTAGAAAATGGTGTCTTTGCTCAAGATTTTGCCAATAGAATGGCAGAAATACGTAGTAGAATTGGCTTAAATGATAGTAGCCGAGATAAGAATAAGAGTGAACAGAATATTTATGATTTCGATTTCAAGTTTAAAAATGATACATTAGCTAATGCAATGAAACTTAGCGATATATCTGTACAGCAAGGCGATGCGCTTTTGAATAGAACATTAGCCGAAACAACTAAGATACAAGTTGAAACAGATGTAATGAATTGGGATTTAGGACTAAAGAAGAAATATGACGAACAGTTGATAAAAACCAATCTCGCTAACGCAATTGCGGATTACTTCGTTAAGTTGCAAGGTATTAAGGAGAGTAACAACAGAATGCGTAACGACAACATACGTACTAATAATGACACCAGGCGAGTTGGTATTGAGCAGCAAAACGCAAATACTAATCGTATGAATGCGCAAACTAATGCATATAACGCTCAAACTAATAGAATTAATGCTAAGGTAAATTTCTTATCAGTTACACAGCAAGGACAGTTAATTGTATCACAAGTTGCCAAGAATTATGCAGATGCAACTGGCGTTATGATAGACAACCAAACACGTGGTATATTGAATCGTATGGTAGTTGGTAAGTTAATAGCCGAAACTGAAAACATACAGGCTAATACCAAGAATACTGAACGTGATACTTTCTGGATGCCATTTAACAATATTATGAGACCTTTGTCTGGTATGGGTAATAGTTTCCTTAATGGTTATGGATTTGGCTTAGGATTTTTCAAAAGATAGCATATTAATTATTATCTTTGCAGTGAATTTAAATATATGTATTATGAATTATGATAAATTTTTCAGGTATTTTATTTATACTGCAATTATGCTGTATATTGTATTTGCTGCGTTGTACTTAATAGTACATTATTTGTTTTAGAATTTGCCCCTTATTTTAGGGGCATTTTTGTTGCCTGGTGTTGCCTGGTGTTGCCTGTCACTCTGCGTGAAACGCTTAAAAACTCACCGATTAGGTGTATAATCAGGGCAGGAAGCGGAATGCAATGAGGCTGACGACGGGATATTGTCCCGTAACGATTAGTACAAAAATATAGAGAGAGAGGAACGAACTCTCCGCTATCAATGCCGCCGGCAGCAGTTAGCAATAACGGTACGCAGCTTAATAGTATTTAGATAACATTCTTAATCAGTTTTCACAACGTGCGAGGACTTCAACCAAATTTTGTCCTCGTGCAACCTCGCTTGTCCTACTATACAAAAACTGACAGAAATATATAATCATAGTGTTAAAATAGTGTTAAAACAGATTTACCTTAATGC